CACTCTTAGCGACACTCTGGACCGTATCGGTCTGAGAGCCTGTGGCCACGAAGTCAAGAAGACCATCACCCACACCTTGTCCGACACCGTCAGTCTTCTGACCGTTCAGAGTAAGGAAGCCCTTAAGCTCAGCGGACTGGAAGACCAAGCCACGACTCACACCAGTGAGAAGGTACTTATTAAGGTCACCCTTCACCGCATCCATCGTGGTCTGAGGATACTCCTCGATCAGACGAATGATGGCAAGCTTGCCACTGTTCTGGTTGAGTTCCCGCTTGGGAATGTTGATAGCGACAACGATCCGATGCGGTTCCACTTGGAACTTCTTGATCTGTTGACGACGGGTCATGTTCAGCAGCTCGTCACCGACGTAGACACCGACACCTCGGGCCGGAGCACCACCGGAGAAGGAACGCTCAATGTACGTTCCACCCTCCATGGGCATCCGGGCCTTCTTGTCAAGCGACTCGAACAGTTCATTGCTGCGAACAAATGAGTTCACCAGGGGCTTGCGGAGATCCGCAAACGTGGTGTTCAGGAGTTCTGTGCTGATAGCCATTTTAGCCTCGCGGTCGGGTGGCGGACAAGACCGAAACCCCCAACCATAGTTGAGAAAAGTTTACTGATTGTCTCCGCCTGCCCTGCGATGCTTTGATGCCGGACCTTGATGGCTACCCGACACACCTGATGGGTGCGTATATTTGGTTTACATCATGGAGCTGCGGTATGCAAGTCACCTGAACCCTTTTCTTGCCTCGTCAATACGCTTTCTTGTTTCCAGGCTTGGGCTTAGCGTTCTTTTTAGTGTAGCTCTTGACGAGTCCACGCAGCTTCTTTCGCTTACTGTCACGCCCGCGCGCCGCCTGGAGGTCCGGCTGCGTCGTCGCGCGAACGTCTGTTCCTGTAGGCATTAGTTCATCCTCCTCAATGTTTGAGCCAAGACAACACGCCGAAGCTTCTTACGATCCGCTTCCGACAACTTCTTGTCTCCCTCACCCTTCTTACGAAGACGGGTCTCTTCCGCACTTAGCTTAGATGCAGGAATCGTCTCCCCTTCTTTGACACCCATCTCTTTACGAAGAGCACCAGGCTTTTTAATCGCCTTCTTGATCCATTTATCTGCCATAGGAGACTCCGGGCACAAACCACACCTGCATGATACCATTGTATATATGGCCAATCCGTACAACAAACAAACACGCGCCGAGCAAATCCTCAATCAGAAGACACTCGGTGGCGCAAAGTTCGCTGACTGCGACCAGATTCACCCGACGAAGATGCGGGCGATGTTCTCTACTCCCGACGCATTTGTATCAATGTGTCAAATCGTTCGAGAAGATGAGTCGACCGGGTTCATGGAACCCACAAGCACCCAGCGTAAGCTGCTGGAAACATACGACAAACATCGCTGGATTATGGTCAACAAGTTCCGGCAGGCTAAAATCACTACTGTTAGTGTCATGCTGCTGCTCCGTGACTGCATGTATCTGCAAGGTGTGAAGGGCCTACTCATCGCAGAGCGCCAAGACACCGCTGAAGACATCTTCGAGCGCATCCTGTTTACCTACCACCGCATGCCTAAAGATGTACGCATGCCTCTGGAGTCAGGGCGTAAGGCTGGTGCAACACAAATGCACTTCGCTCACGGCGGCGGTATCAAGGTGCTCACCGCAGGTGGTCGCTCCCCGGCTATCGGTCGCTCAATCGATAGACTGGTCATCACTGAGTTCGGTGAGGCGCAGTGGCAGCGCAAAGCAGCCATTAATATTTTCCCGACCGTGAATAAACGACCCAATGCCAGGGTTATACTGGAGTCGACACCTGGGCGTGCAGGTAGCCACCACGAACAAATGTGGCGCTCAGCTCTCGAAGGCGGCAGTCGCTTCCATCCTCTCTTCCTCGAATGGTGGAAAGACGAGAGTTGCCGTGAGCTCGACGATGGCTTTGACCCCACATCCGTCGAGGCCGAGTACCAGCAACGTCACGAGGGTATGTCATTTGAGAACATGGCGTTCCGTCGTCGTGCCCTGGGTACAGAGTTCGTCGGCGATGCGCGGCTGTTCTCATCTAAGTACCCAAGCGACGCATACGACGGGTGGCTCGGTACCACCAACCCCGTCATGCCCGCCGAGATTCTAAAGCCCGCGCTCGAGAGAGCCATACCTGAGCCCAGACTCGGAGACTTTGGCTGCCACGAGTTTGAGAAGCCGATGCCCGGCCGCAAGTACCTCATCACAGCTGACCCCGCGGGATTCGGCTCTACTGGTGACAAGAGCGCACTCACCGTGTGGGACGCAACTGAACGTCGAGAAGTCGCCTTCTGGGAAGATAGAGAAACTCCAGACCGCTTCGCTCGTCGACTCGAGCGTATACAACGGCGTTACCTCAACGCCATGATTGCTGTTGAGTCCAACGCTACCGCATGTATTGCCATCCTCAAAGATGGTGGTGCGCGCAACCTCCTGTGGACAAACCGAAACCACCCAGGCTGGTACGCTACCGACAAGCGACTACAAGAAGCAGAGGCGCGATTGGTCCAGATGCTGCGCCAAGAAGACTTGGAGATTCGTAGTCGTGGAATGCTGCACCAGCTGCTGAACTACGACGGCAGCCGCAAGAAGCGCGTCCGAGGCCAAGACGGAACGGTTCACCACTTCGACCGCGCACGAACCGCGGTCATGGCCGCAGACATTCTTTCTCGTAGGCATTTCACAAGCTTGCCCGACGAGGTAGTCTCTGACCGTGCACCTGGACAGGTTACTATTGGTGACCTCGATAAGCATAAGGCAAGACAGAAGCGTGAAGTTTCTTCTCCTTACCGACCCATCTCTCGTAACTGGATGTAGTAATGCCTGGAAAAAAGACACCACCCGCCTTCTCGATGGACCCGATTGATATCCACGTACTGCAGCGAGACGCCGCAGCTAACGACAGAAAAAAGCGCCTTGCCATCGAGGCGATGTCGCCTGACCAGCAAAAGCGATTCTCGGCTATGTCAAAGGAAGAGCAAGAAAAGATGCTGGGTGGTCAAGGTCTACCTGACCCCGGACGACCCGGAGGACCAATGGACGCGATGGCCCCCGGAACTAAGCCGAAGGTCGCAAAGGGTCCGAAAGCTATTGAGCCCGAAGACAAGAAGTAAGCGTCACGCTGCATAGAAGAGGTTCACAATGCCTAAGCTGTCAAAACTTATCGACCAGCACGTTCGGTTCTACCGTCAAAATGAGAAGAAGAACTTCGATAAAGCTCGTAGGTTTTATCGTGGTGACTTCTACTCAATGGCAGACACCGACATCAACGCTGCCAGAAACTTCTTGTGCAGCAAGAACCTTATCTATGCAATCGCAGATACCGCTGTAAGTGCCCTGCTGGGACCAAACCCAACGGTCGCAGCAGTCGCACGGAACCCCAACTCTCAACCAAATGCAGTCAGCGTCAGCGGTCTCATCGAATACATCTACGAGACCAATCGCTTCAGGCGTAAAGCTGCAACAGCTCTTATCGACGCCGTCCTCTGTAAGAGGGGTATCTTCAAGACGGGCTGGGACGACAAGCGAGACCTGCCCGTCGTTAGGGCAGTCAACCCATCACAAATCTTCTTTGACCTCACCGTCCGCGACCCAGATGACATCCGCTACTGGATTGAAGCCACAGTCATCTCATATGAAGAGTTCAAGCGGCGCGTCGACACCGGCCAGTACAAGGGCGAGAACCTCGCTGATGTGCGCCCAGACCGCTACCCTAAGTGGCTGCTCGACCCGAACCAGAAGGAAAGCTCACAGAACCTTCGTGATGTCTTCGAGTGGGTCACAGTCTACGAATACTACGACCGTGAAAAAGGCATCATGCAGCACTATGTGAAGCAGGCTGATGCCGTCGTGTTCGAGCAGAAGATTGACTACATCCCGTACTCGATGTTCTCACTGAACCAGTCCGGTGTCGACTGCCTCGGACTCAGCGAAGTTCAGCTCGTGTTGCACCAGCAAGAAACAGTCAACGACTTGCTGACACACATGAAGCAAATCACTTATCTAATGATTCCTCGAATCCTCTTCGATTCAGGACGCATCACAGAAGAAGATCTCAACAAAGCAGTCGAGGCTTCCGCAGGCGCGTTCATCGGAATCAACCCACAAAACAGCGAAGCACTGCGCACATTATCGACTCTCTTCTATGAGATGCCGATGCCGCAGAACCCAGTGGGCGTCAAAGAGTTCATCGCCCGACAGGAAGATGATGCAGCTTTTATTTCTGCACTTGCTGAGGCCGCACGAGGACAGGTTACCGGCGCACGGACTGCTACCGAGATGGCTATCATCGACGCCCAGATGCAAACCCGCCTCGCTACCCGAGAAGGACACCTCAACGACGCCATCGAAGATGTCGCAAAGAAGTGCTTCTACCTATGTAAGAAGTACATGAAGGAGCCACGCATGGTCCGCATCTCGGGTAACCGTAAGTGGGCCGAGCTCACACACTCAAACATCCGTGATGTTGAAGTCGACTTCAAGATGGTCAGCTACAGCCCCATCCGACAGAACCCCGCCGTGATGTCCGAGACGCTACTGCAGTTGCTGCCCTTCCTGGCGCAGAACCCCAACGTCGATACCCGCCGCCTCACCGAAGAGGTCGTGGCAGGTCTCAGCCTTCCCGCCCGCATCATCATGCCCGAAGAGGACGTGACCCAGAAGGTGGCTGCAGAAGCCGCAATGGCGCAACAAGCATCGCTTGGTGGTGCCGCAGGCGGTGGTGGTGGCGGTATCCCGCCAGAGATAGCCGCAATGCTGGGCGCGGAAGGTGGTGAGGCTCCCGGCGGTGCTCCCGCAGAGGCCAGCCTCGCCGCTGGTGGCGGAGCTCCCATCCGTGAAGGTGCGCCGGAGGCATAGTGGCTGAATACGATGACATGATGGACAGCATGCGCCGAGGAGCACAGACCCAAGAGGCGTGCCCCCCAGCCACTGGCAACATTCAGCTCAACATGGAGAACCGTCAGAAGGCTATCGATGAAGCCAACTACGGGCCTGCCAACCCCGCTCTGGATGAGACAGGTGAGAACCAAGAGTTCTGGCAAACATACGCAGATAAGTTCAATGACTCAGTAGAGAATGTCATGAGTATGCGTTGTGAAGGATGCACATTCTTCGACCAGAGCCCCCAGATGACCGAGTGTATCGAGCTGGGCCTTGGCGACGAGGCAGACCCAGAACAAGCTGTTGAAGGAGGCAACCTCGGCTACTGCAACGCCTTTGACTTCAAATGCGCGTCCATGCGGGTGTGCTTCTCTTGGGCCGGAAGGCAGGAGTAGGTAATGGCAAAAACATACGAAGAGCGTATGCAAGACTTACGGGCCGGAATACCGCAAGGCGGGACCAAGTCAGGCAAGGCCACAACAAGTGGGCCGACGCCTACAGATACAGAGCTTGTAAAACGTAAACTTACGACAGAACAACGGCGCGCAGACGACAGGGCCGCAGCTAAAGCGTCCGGCGCTCTCAGCCCACTGAGGCCGAAGAAGCCGGCGGTGGCAAGGTCTACCTATAAAGGTAAAACACCCGCTGATGCCGTACCCCGATTCATCGAATCGCTGCTGGGAGAAGAGGGCCAGGAAAGATCGCGCGCAGAAGAAGAGGGCGAGGGCATCGTCGGCAACTGGGCTGAGTTCAATGCAGAAATGACAGACAGTATGGGTCCAAACTGGGAGGCTGAGATGAGAGATGCTCTCTCCCAAATCACCGACCGCGCCGCCCTCGTCGACAAATGGGGGGCTGAGCGGCTCGATTCGGGCCCAGATCTTCTGGCTGACGACCTTGCCTCCCAGGCGGAACTCGAAATCAACCCCGACGTCAACGTCAACTATGACGACCCTCAAGCAATAGCCGATGCCGCAACTGACCATGCTGCTCAATACATCTACGATAGCGATGATACTGCCCACATAGCGGCAGCCGCCGCAAAAGACCTCAGCAACGCGCAGAAGCACGCCCAAGAAATCTGGTCGGGTGACGGACCTGGGGGAGAAGGTTCCGTTTATTTCTATGGGCTCGAAGGAGGCGGAATGCAGCGCGGCTACTGGGTGCGAGACGACGGTTCTGTTGTCAACGTGACCAACATCCTCTTGCCTCCGAGTGACGCCCGATGAGCTACCTGATCAACAATGTCGAGTGCACTGGCTGCAACTTCTTTGAAGAAGAGGTCATGTACAAGCGCTCAGACGGTCCTGACGATTGCCCCGAATGCGGCAGTAAACGAAAGATGAGCTTCAAGGGGTTCAGCTTCGCTATCCATGGCCAAGGCCCCGGCTCATTCGCACCTGTAGACTTCGGAGTGCTCGGTAAGGCCGAGACCAAGGAAGACTACGACAGATGCGTGAAGCAGATTGAAGAACGCTT